AACCCCCTTCCCCGATTTCAGCGGCTAGCGCCGCTGGAGGTTCCGTACCGGTAGTTGTCCCTGAGGTTTCTCTGGGTTTCTTTATAAGACCAAGCTCGATCGCCTCTGGCTTGTTAGCTGGATCTTGAATAAAGTCGAGAAATTGTCCTGGGTCATTACTGAACCGGTTACGGATTTTTGAGGGTAGTTCTTCGAACTTTGTTTTGGCGTCTGCTACGAGTGTTTGTGCTTCGTAGAAGCTGAGTGATGTAGCATCGCCGTAATATCCTGCGTCATTGCGCAGGTATGGTGATGATTGTCCGCGCATAGCGCGGGCCATGATGACGTTGATGTCGCAGTCCTTAGCGTGATTCTGCTCCGTACGACCGTCATTTGCTACTGGAGTAGCGTATTTTCTTTGCTTGAGTGTTCTCATGTTTGTTTACCTTGTTGGTACTAGTGAACCGCCGCCGAGGACGGATGAAGTGAATTCGCGTAGGTATCCCATGACGGTGCCGAATTCGGTGTCCGTCATCTCGCCTAGGCGGCGTTTTATTTTCAGCTCTTCTTCGAGCATTCTTATTGCTACGATTTTTTCGTCGATCTGTAATTGCCCGAAAGCGTTTTGGATATCCTGACCCCACGCTTGGGCATTGGTTAGGTCGGTTTGCTGCACCAGCAATTTAACTTGATTGCTGATTTGGTCGCGTTTTTTGACTGATTCAAACGCTGATGTTGCAGCTCCAACAGCTCCAATTGCTCCTGGCCCAATTTCGGGTTGCATTGGAATGGAGCCTGGGGCTGTCGCTGTCGCTGCTGATGGCACTCCTGCTCCGCCCAAATTAGCGGATAGGATCGGGTTAAGGCCAGCTCGGCGTAGATCGCCGACCTGTTCAAAGTGTTGAGTCCTCCTTTGATGCTGTTGGAACATTCGCTGTTTATGAGCCTCGCGAGCATTGAACTCGCGGTTGACTTTGTTGAGATTGGCATTTGCTCGGTTAGATGATCTAGCCGAGTTGGATGCCAGTATTGCTGCGCCAATTGTAGCGCCGCCTATAATAGCGGGCATTTTTCCTCCCTGACCATGAGCATTTTTGTTGCGAGGTCTCCTAGTTCGTTGAGTTCCTTTTTTGTCGCGTTATCGCGAAGGTACCCTGGATGGAGGGCCATCGATACGAGGCCCGTAAAGTACATGTCCCAGACATTCATTGCCCAGGGGTCGACGTCATTTTCCATTAGAGTTTAGCTCCGAGTTGTGGTGTTGAGAAGATTGGGAGCGGTCTGACGCAGGTCATGTTGATGTATGAGTCAAAGATAAAGTCTGGCTCGGACGGTACAGCGAGTACACGGTCCATAGGGACGTTTTCGCTGATGAATGTGTCGCCGAGGGTTGGTAGACCTGTGAAGTCCTGGGAGAGGTGCCATACGTCGAGCGATTGGGCATGGTTTGACCGGAAGACTCCGGTAATTTGTGATGGTTTGTAGCGCATTTCGGCCCAGCGTTCTTGATAGCCGAATACGGCAGCATCTGCATCGGCGTCTGCCGATCCCTGGGCGTAGATTTCCTTGTTGAGAACGCCTTGTTCGCCGATATGGGCGAGAGCAGGGAAGTAGAAGTCATAGCGGGTGGAGCGGGACCACATCCGATTAAGGCCTTGTTGGTAGGTGAGGTCGGCGCGGACGTTCATGAGCCCGATAATAAGTGTGTGCTCGACGAATGATTTGGTGAATCCGCTTGTGCCGGATACCGTGCCGATCCCCGCGAGTGTTCCCTGGGCAGTTGTACCTGCCTCGGAGGTTTGTGCGACTGGGTTTATGTTGACTGCGGTTGTATTGCCGCCGAGAAATTCGGGGCGTTGCAGTCTGGCATCGGGGGAGGTTACACCGAAATGTGATTTCATGATTTCGATATAGCGAGTGCCGCCGCGTGCGTCACGTTGGAGCATGACTTGGAGTTGGATTGAGAGGTTGAGCGCGTCGATCGTGGCAGCTGTTGCGTCTGACAGGTCCGCATAGAGTTTGTTGCCGGCTGATGTTGTATCAAATGCGACATCCGTAAGATCGGCGCGGAAATCGCGCTGTCCGCCTGCTCCATCAGAGTAGGCTGAGATAACTTCACCTTCGTCTGAGGCTGAGTGGATATCTGCGGATGTGCCTAGTGGGAGGCTGACTGGGTCCCCTTTTTGGGGCCACGGTAAGCAGGAAGTGAAATAGTCGTGACGTTTCCCTCGTTTTTTGAGGTCGTATTCGGACGGGAGATCGGGTCCGTCGTCACGAGGTACGTCGAGAGAGTCCTGTAAGTTTTGATCTCGGAACCATTCGTTATAGATGAGGTTGTAAGCCCTGTGCCACAAGCACGAATGGGTAAGATCGGGGACCTCTGTAGGTAGACCGAAATAATCATGGATACTACCAGCAGCATAGCCAGTAGAAGCGGTAGATACCATTTGGGGAATCGTGTAGTCAATTGAGTCTCCTGGGTCGATTTGCTCGCCCATCATTTTTTGGAAGTTATCCCAGACCAATCGCATAGGTACTGCGAAGTAAAATGTGTCGAGGAACAGATTGTCCATTATTGGCTTGAGCGGGGTGGCCATTCGGGCAAATACGTTTGCCCTGACCTTGAATGTGTCTCCTGGAACGGCTTCGTCGACGAGGAATGGGACCAGGTCGTTTGCGTTGAAGGTGGTTTTGTAGGCGTGGCTGCGGTCGAAAGACGACCGCATTTGTGGAGCCGGTTGGATGGTAGCATAGTTGTGCTGCATGACTGTGTTCATTAGTTTTTACCTTCGTTGGTTATGGTATCGACCAGATCAATTTGCGGATCTGGCTGTTTGGGTTTTTTGAATTCCTGTGCCGTGCCGAGACTTTTGGGCGTAAGCATAGTTTCGATGATTGCTGTGTCGTCATCAAATGTGCCGATGTTGAATAGCGTGAAATCCTCCGGATTGGCTCCGAACTGGTGGTTAGTGTCATTTGCTGCGTTTGCGAATACTCGTGTTCCCTGGCCCAGCTGGGGGAGGAAGAACGGGGGAAGATAAGCTTCTGCTTTTGAGTCGTAAACGGAAAAGATGTGCATTTTCATAGGGTTCTCCTAAGTTGAGATAGTTGGGCCTTTTTCACCGTTTCCCGAGCGGCCAGTCTCTCGGGGGTGTTGTCTTTTAGATACTTGCGAGCGTTGCGTTTGCGCGCAATTTTGAGAGCTTCGATAGCGTCTGGGTCATCGCGTTCGAGTAGAACGTCATAGTATGGAGGCGGGTTTTGAGGAACGCCCCTGACTGTAATAGAGTCCTTGGGATAGACGTCTGATTTGAATGTATTGAACCAATCGGCTGATATGCCTGGGCGTCGAGACATGGTGGAGTATTCCGGTTGTAGTTCAATGGTTTCTCCTGTTAATGGGTGCGTGGTGATGTAGTGTTCTTCGGCTTGGTCGCCGGTTATTTTTTTTAGAACGTATCGAGCAACGTAAGCAGCAGATTCGAAAGTGACCTCTCCAGTAGAGCAGAGTCCATTGCCCCATATGTCGCTAAGAGTATCGCTAGAGTAGAGAACAATACCTTCTCTCTCGTTGATAATTTCGCGGTCTTCGAACTGATGGTTGAAAAGAATCGCGTGGTAATGTGGCCGCGCCACGAAATCATTATCTGGTGTAGCTTCGCCATATTCTCCTGCCTGGTAAAAGCGGATGGTTTTGTTGCTAAATTTTTTTCTCAGTCGCTTCATGAAATTCTGGAAATGCGACTTGTTGAGTGAGAGATCCCACGGGAGTTTGTCGTCGTCGTAGGTTAGCGTTATGAACGCGTTTTCCGGATGTAGGCTCGCTTCGTGCATCATTCGAGTCGCCCATTGTCGGCTCTTGTCGAGTCTGCAGCCTACACACTGCCCGCACTTCACCCGTATTTCGGTCGACGTTTTTGAGTGCGATTTCGTGAATAATATCACCGATTTTCCGGTGCCAGTTTTCTCCTGGGTGCGGTATGCAGGAATCGGGTGGTAGCAGGACACGCATTACAACCTGCCGCCGCCGCGCATTGGGCGGGGGGTTAGATTGGAGGGATGCGTGCGCATTGCGGTTTTTGTGAAATTGCGTTTGGTGTTTTTCGGTGCTGATCTGCGGTTTTTCATGATTGATTTCCGGTTGTAGGGTTGTCGCCCTTCGGGCGGTTCTACCACTACTACGGATCCCCTCACGGTACCAGGGAGTAAAGGTAGTACCCTTCGGGTCTCCACCTTGACTTTCCCTGGTTCCTACGGGGAGCCGCAGCAGCGGTTTTCACTAACGTTAAGGAGATTATCATGGATTTTACTAATATCAAATTTAAATTAGAACAGCATAAAGTCGATATTCTTGAAGAGATTGGGAATATTGTGTCTGAAGAAACCAAAAAGAATATGGCTTTGGAGCAGAGTCAGTTTAATGCCGAGTTAGAAAATGCGATTCAATCATTGGAGGAATTGGGAGCTGAAGCCGATAATATTAGCTATGAGGCTGGTGCCATAATGAGGTCGTTGAAAGATCTTCTAGCGCCCTGGAGCTAGCGCTCTGACGACCCCCTTCGGGGGGTCGTTTTTTCGTGACTGGTGTCACTCCTGACAGTTACATCAAGATAGATAACTGTCAGACCCCCCCATAAGCCCCCCCTCGAGAGGGGGGGCAATAGTGATTTTATTATATAAATCATTGAGATTTATTTGTATCGGGG